AACATATACTACTGAATCATTACCTGAGTTCATAGCTACAAGAGCATTCCAATCACGTGTCCAAGGACTACGACCATAATAAAATTTATAGTCATCATCACCTAGAGCACCATCAGCGTCCATTGTAGGTATCTTACCATATGTACCAGTACCACCACCTGAACCACCACTCCAATATAGAACAGATGAGAGATTCATTTTCTCATTAATGTTCATAAAGTGGTTAAGATTTACAAGTGGTTTGTGGAAATAGTTTTCACGTTCATTTAAGAAACTAGAATTATATCTATCTTGATTACCGTCTCCAAATAATCCACCTACTCCGTACATATACCAGTATTGTTTACCTTTATAGTCTGAATTGATGGGTGACCAGTTTTGATTAAAGAACCTACCAACATCTTTGAACTTACCACCAAGTGCTTCAGTATCATATCCATCTACACTAGCTGCAAATGAAGAATCATATGCACCAATATTCTGTTTGTATAGATTTTGACCGTGACGTTGTGGAGCTCCGATAGCATATAATTCGAATCGGTTATCTTCATTAGCTTGATAACTTAATCCCATATAATATGCCCAAGCGTCTGTCCACGTTTTGTCAATGACACCATCACCTGTCTTACGAACTAAAGTTCCACTTAAAGCTAACTTATCGTTAATCAAACCAGAATTGTAGTTAATAGTAGATTTCAAAAATCCACCAGCACCCATTTCTTGTTTGTACTTACCGCCTTTTTCATGTGAAGCTGGGTCAGTTATAATATTCATAGTTCCACCAATGGAAGGGGCAGCTAAATTGACAGCACTTAATCCACGTTGCATCTGGATAGAATGTGCAGCATCAGCTACACCGTCCCAGTTAGACCAATAGACCCAACCGTTTTCCATATCATTCTGTGGAACTCCGTTAATCATCACAGCTATATTCCTCTGGTTAAACCCACGAACATTGATACGAGCATCACCCGCACCACCACCTTGTTGAGTTGCATAAACACTTGGTGTAGTACTCAAAGCCATTGGAACATCTTGTGATCCAAGACGAAATTCCAATTCTGCTTTATCTACATTCGTATATGCAACAGGCGTTTTTTCTCCAGCTCTTGAAGCTAAAACTTCAAGTGCTGACATCTCAACTACTGATACTGACAATACAAAGTTGGTAATTCCTGCTTCACCTTCTTTTATTGACACCTCAGACGATTGAGATTCATATCCAATTGCGGAAGCTGTTAGTGTATAAGAACCTGCCTCTAAATCAACAGAGTAGTATCCATCTGCATCTGCAGCTGAACCTAATTCAGTTCCTTCTACAATCACATTAGCTCCAACTATTGGATTATTTGACTCATCAGAAACAACTCCACCAATGCTTGTGCTTATCTTTTCTTCCGTTACGGCTTCTTGTCCGAAAAGGAATATAGGCATAAGTATAGTTGCCACTAATGATATTAAGTTACGTTTATTCATAAAACGTCTCCTCATTTTGTTTTGTTAAGACGCATTTTTCTACAGGTGCGTCAACTGCCTGTTTAGGGTATGTGAAGTTTTAATTAGCATAATCTTGGTCATCGTTATCACCTGTTAAAGGTGGTATTTCACAACTATCATTGTTACAAAATTTATCTATTTCAGCTTCTTCATTCTTAATTACACCAAATGTTAATTTACTAAGTTTTTTAACTTGTTTCTTATAATTTTTTTCATCGATTGCTTCATAAGGCATTTGTTGATATGCTCCCCAATCGTATCTTGGTAATAATGAAATACCTTTTAAATGGTATTGAAAATAATTTAATACAGAAGGTATTTGATTTCCCTCTAATTCGGGATTAAATGTAACCGTACAACTTACTTGATTATCTGCCCAATGTCGTTGCATAAATGCTGCCAAACTGAATTGTTCCCAAATGGATAATTCACTTGCAGTTCTTATATTTTCACCAACATCTACAGGTATTTCGACAACCATTGTAGTATCTTCTGAACCAAACGCTGGTTCTATTTTATATCCTGCCTTTTTTAATGGTTCTAATAATTTTGAATGTTTGGACACTCTAATTCTTCTTATATAAAATCTACTTTCAGGATAATGTAAACCTGGAGTAGCACCAGCTAATAAGGAAACTGTACCACTTGGTTTAACTGAAGTAGTTTTAATGGAACGTGGTACTGCAAACCAATCTGAATACATTTTATCCCAATCTTGAATAATATTATACCCATTCTCTAACCAATTTCTTAATTCATCTAAACCACGATTAGTAATAAATTGTGCAACTCCACTTACCGAACAACCAATTCTACGATTTCTTAACATAACTCTATTTGTATCTGACCAATGTGTTCTACCAAGTGTTACTGATTTAGCATATAAATAAGCATACTTTAATGTTCTTTGATAATCTTCTAATGAATCATGGTTGTCTGGAAATGTTTCTACTAAACAACACAACTCATATGATTCAAGTGTTTGTTCTAAACAAGGATTACCACCCATTGCTCTATGGTCTTTATCATCTCCACCATTTTTCATTCTTGAATAATGTCTCATATTCTCTAACCAAGCAAATCCAGGTTCTCCGTTATCTGTAATTCTTTTTGCTACTTCTGAATAATCCATACCTAATTCTGCAAATACTGAATTGTTTGAAGTCCACCCATATGTTTCTCTATGTTTGTTTACTTTATAATTTTTCAAATCTAAATATTCTTCTGAATCTGAATCACCGAATACAATTTCTGCAGTTCTTCTAACATTACCAGCAACTACACATTTTCCTATAAGATTCATAATATCAACAATTGTAGTGATTGTGATTGGTTCTCCACTATTCTTTTCCAATACTTGTCTGATATCTTTGTGGACTTCTTCTAATGGTTCGTGACCACTTGACAACCCACCAAAACCTTTGATTGGTTCTCCAGCTGGTCTGACTAAACTATAATCAAATCCTACTGGTGCAGTTCCGTGAAAATAACTTTCTAATAATAATTTAAGTGATTCTACCCAACCTTCTCTCGTATCAGGTATTTGAAATATTTCTTCATTTCTATCAGAATTTATACCTTTAACTATGACTTCACCTGCACCTTTAGTATCAAAACCTACACCAACACCTAACATAGAGGCATCCATTAGAAAACAGAATGGTTTTGAGTAATCCTCTTTTAATGTTTTGGTAGATACGAATGCACAATTGTTAAGTGCGGCATATAAACCTTTTTCTTCGGTGATTGGTGTTCCCATAGCCCATAATCCTCGTCCAGGTGGTAAAAATTTCATATTGAAAATTCTGTCATACATTTCTTGTGCGGACTTTTGAGCTTGCCAAGGATTCCAACCTAATTGGTGTGTATCAATCCAATTCATCTGCATTGAATATGTTCCTTCTACTACTCTTTGAACAGTTTCCCACCATCTTTCATTTTTTCCATTCTTTTTAATTCTTGAATAAGTTCTCATATAAACCAACTCACCTAAACCATTAAAACCAAATGGTGCTTTTCGTCTTTTATACTTGTCTATAAACTTTTCAGATAACTTAAATTTTTCCATTCAATAAACTCCTTTGTAATCTTATTCCTCGTAACACTCATAAATATAATATATATTCCGTTAAATTTATAATTTACTCAAATCCATCAATATTTTTTTCCATTTCATTGTATTTATTTGCTAATTCCTTTCTCAAAAATTCTTGACTATTATCCATCTTATTTTGTGCATCTTTTCCAAACTGACTACTACCTTCAAATATCTGAACTTGTCCAATATTTGTATTAATAGTAGCTGGATAAGTTATACCATCAATACCAAATCTATTTTTTATTACATGGAATCTACCAGTATTAGCAATCTTGTCTTCTACTTTTCTACTCATACTCATAACAAAATCTGCAGTCATAACTTTACTATAATCTTCAGCTACTTTATCAGCACCAATCACATCCTCTTCTAACGCTGAACGGTTAGCTTGTGACGCTGTCCATATCGGAATTTCTAACTCACCAGCTAATCCTCTTAAATCTTCATATATATTTCCAAGAGCGTGTCTCTTTTCTCTAAAGTTTCCTGTAGGCATTAATATATCAGCGTAATCAACTAAAACAATATCTGGTTTTACACCACTTATTTCAATCTGTTTTAAGTGTGCACCTATAGTTTGTACACTAGCTCCTTTAGTTGGAAAATACTTAATTATTAATTTACCTGGTAGTTTTGATATTTTAGCTTGTACATCTTCTTTATAATATTTTATATTTGATGTAGTAACACCACTAAAAATGGAGTCATATCTCAGTCCAACATAGTTTTCATTTAACTCTAATGTATAATGTACTACAGTTTTACCATCTTTTAGAGCTCCAGCTCCAATTGCTTGAAGTGTCCAAGATTTACCTATACCAGCTGGTGCAACAATTACACCAAGTTCTCCAACACCCAAACCACCATCCATAATATCATTAACTACATCCCACGGGGTTGCAATTGTTATTCTTGCAGATTTCTCAAGTCTCAAGTCTAAAGAAGTAATATAATCGTGACCTAAATCTCGTGTTGTTCCAGCTTTCATAGCTTCATCTATAATAGATTTTATACCATCATAATTTTTATTTTCTAACAAATCTACAGATTCTAAAATAGCACTTTTCAATGTTTGATTCTTACAAAAATCTAATGTTTCTGATTGTACAAACTCTAAATCAGTAGCTTCGATGTTTTTCCAAACATCTCTAAGTTTGTCCACAACACCAGCTTTCAATATATCATCTTCTACTTCGTCTATTTTATACTTTATAACTTCAAGTGTCGGTTGTTTTTTATATTCATAGTAATAATCTTTAATTGTTTTAACCAACCATTTATTTGAATCTGAATCAAACATCTTTGAATTTAATATATCACTAATAGTTTGAATAAACTTTATATCAGTTAACAAAGAAGCTACAATTTTAGACTGAAATGAAGTTCCAAATTGTGTTAGTGTTTCACTCATGCGTTTTTTCTGCATAGTGATTTAACTGATTAAAATTAGTAAGTAACCAACTATTAATATTAGGTAGTGCTGTATATAACTTATCTTCTAAAAACATCTTTTGAAACTTATATTTTATTAATCTATTAATGGGTTCATTAACTCTGTCCATTATTTTAGTTTTAGTTAAACCTGAAATATCTACGTCTGATAATTGCATTAATTTGTAATTTAATTCTATAACATCTTTTGATTCTGGTAATTCTGCAATAACCTCGTCTATATTAACTATACGATTTTCGCTCAAAAAAGGTAATTTTTTTTGAATAGTTTTCAATCCTAAACCTCTTACACCAGGTATGTTATCTGATTTATCACCATCTAATACTCTATACCAAATAAGATTGTGAGATGAAATACCAAATTCATCTAATACAGAATCTTCATCATACATTTTCTTTTTAGTCGGACTCCATATTTTTATTCTACCATTAGCTAACTGAAGGAAATCTTTGTCCGTAGACATAACTGTAACTTGAGATTCAGTAAGAACTTGTCTACATAGATAACCAATTGTATCATCAGCTTCAATGTTATCATAAGACAAAACAGTTACAGGTAACATATCTAAATATTCTACAATACGTTGTAATTGCATAATCATATTTTGTTTCTCATCTTCAGGGGAAGCAAAATCATACGCACGATTTACTCTATACTTTGTTTTTCTTTTGGCTTTATATTCAGGATATAACTTACGACGGCGTGTAGACCCACCCTTACCATCAAATACTATGATGACACGAGTAGGTCTAAACATATTTATAGTATAACCGATACTTCTTAGAAAACCAACTATTCCACCAACGTGAATACCATCATCGTTAGTAGTTGGTATAACACTAAATACTCGAATAAAAGTATTTAGACCATCTATTATAAGTACTTTATCGTTAGGTTCACCACCGTCTACAGAGCCACCCTTCTTCTTGATTTCATCAAGAATAGAAAGATATTTAGCATTACTCACTTAATTCCTCTTCAACAACTACATCATCAATACCGAAATTCTTTTCATATTTTAGAATAACTTTATCACAAATTAAGTTGTAACAATGCTCTCTGAAGTCTTCATCTTTAAGTTGTTCACCCCAATCTTTAGATTGAAATTTAAGTTCTTTACCATCTTGATTCAACATAGTATACCACGCTCCACCTTGTTTTACAAGATTGTGGTCTTTCATAACTTTTAACCAACTACCATCGTCATCAATACCTGTTTCAAAGTAAAGTTCAAAATCAGCGTGTCTCATTGGAGGGCCAAGTCTATTCTTGATAACTTGAGCTC